GGCGCGGGAGAAGGTCAAGAAGAAGGCGGCTGGTGGTATCGCCGGCGGGCTGACGTGGGTGGGTGAGGAAGGCCCGGAGTTGGTGCGGCTGCCGTACGGGTCGAGCGTGTACTCGAATCCGGACTCTCGTCGTATGGCGGCTGGGGCTGCTGGGGGCGGTCAGCCGGTCATCGTGCATCAGACGATCACGCTAGATGGGCGGGTTGTGGCGCAGCAGATTTTCGATCCGCTTCGTGGCGTGATCAAGAGGCGGGGCGGCCTGAAGGCCCTCGAAGCGTTCTGAGAAGGAGACACCTTGCCGTACATCACATGGAATGGGGCAGCCCCGACGACGGCCGCGCAGGCGTCGGTGACGACGGGCACGAGCATCAAGACGATGATCCAGCTCGCGACCCCCAGCACCCGGCAGATACAGGTGCTGGAGTGGGGTTTCACCATCGACGACACCTCGGGCGCGGACGGCGTGGTCGAGCTGCTGCAGACGGACGTGGCCGCGACGGTTACGGCGCATGTGGCTGCGGGCGTGCCGAACCTGGACCCGAACGGGGCGGCGTCGCTGCTCACTTTGGGCACCAGCGCCACGGGCTACACGGCGACCGCCGAGGGCACGACCACTGCCAGCCGTGTGTTCGACGTGGTGTCTTTGAGCTCGACCACGAGTGAGTCCCCGTACACGTACGTCCGCCAGTTCATGCCGGACACCCGGCCCATCGTCGCCGTGAGCAAGTTCTTGCGGGTGCGCGCGACGACTCCGACGACCGCAGTCGACATGCGTACCTGGATCATCTTCCAGGAGGTGGGCTGACCCATGCCGTCCATCGCCCCGCTCGTCGCCGCATTCAAGCGCCGCCTCGCCAACCTCCCCGGACCGTACGGCGGCTCCGGGGAAGCATCCAATGGCGAGCCGGTGCAGATCGAGATGCGCGTGGCAGGCGAGGCGATCGACATCACCTCGTACACGATGGTCCGCGACGACAGCGGATACATCGGCCTGACGCGGGGGATGCGGGCGGAGGCGTCGCAGACGGAGGCGGCGGAGAGCACCGAATTCCAGCTCAGGAACACGGATGGCCGTTTCTCACCAAGGAACCCGACAGGCCCGTACTTCGACCAGATCGGCCGGAACACCGAAGTCTGGTGGTCCGTCCCGGACGGCCTCGGCGGAAAGTCCTACCGGCTGCGCGGCGAGGTCTCCGACTGGTCGCAGGGCTGGGAGAAGTCCGGGAACGACGTGTGGACCGACGTCAAAGTCTCAGGGCTGCTGCAGCGGTTGGCGCAGGGTCCGGCCGCAGAACGGTCGGTGATCTACACGGCGGTTACGGACCCGCTGCCGTCGTCGGTGATGGCGTACTGGCCATGCGAAGACCCCACCGGGTCCACATCTCTCGCCTCGGCGCTCACCAGCGGCTCCCCAATGACACTGTCGGGCAGCCCCACTCTCGCCTCATACGAAGGGTTCAGCGCCTCCGACCCCCTCCCCGACCTGACTTCCGGCTACCTCTCCGGCGGCATCGCCCGCTACAGCGACCCCACCGCACACCAAGTGCGATTCCTCGCGTTCATCCCCCAAGCCGGACTCTCCGACGGCAAAGTCCTGTGCGCCATCGACCAGGAGGACTACGGCGCCACCCAGTTCTGGGAGCTGTACTACACCACCACCGGCAACACACTCGTCCTGCGGCAGCACGACTCCGACGGCTCCCAGCTCGGCGCTGAACTCACCCACACCGTCGATGTGCGCGGACGCCACATGTATGTGTCTGTGGAGCTGGAGGAGTCGGGCACCGGCATCACCCGCGCAGTCCGGGTCACGGACGTGACCAGCGGCACCGTGTACACCGCCACGGACACCGCCAATCTCACACAACTCACCCGCATGACCCGGGTCCAGTTCGGCCCGGCCAGCCGAACTGTTGTGGGCCCTTCCGGTACCCAGTACCTGCCTGGTGTTGCTGTCGGTCACGTCACGGTGGAGAAGACCATCACCGCTGTGGACGCGCTGGGGGTGCGTCTGAACCCGATCGGCGAGACCGCGGGCCGCCGCATTCAGCGCCTGTGCGGGGAGGAGGGGATCCCGTTCCAATGGGTCGGGGATCTCGATGACACGGTGGCGATGGGCGGCCAGGGCAGGTCCAATCCGATCACTTTGATGCAGGAGTGCGTGACGGCGGACGGCGGCATGCTGTACGAGACCACGGATGTTCTCGGCCTCGGCTACCGCACCCGCGCCTCCCTGTACAACCAAGACCCTGCGGTCGTGTTCTCGTACACGGGCCACCACCTCGCCCAAGTCCCCGTCCCTGTCGGCGATGACCGGTATCTGGCGAACAAAGTCACCGTCACCGTGGGCGGCGTCTCCGCCACGTACGAGGAGACCGAAGGACGCCTGTCGACCGCGCTGCCACCGGCCGGGGTGGGCGTGTACGGGCCGAACTCGGAGTCCGGGCTCGCCCTCAACTTGGCCACCACAGACACCGGAACCCTGCTCGATCAGGCGGCATGGCGAGTCCACCTGGGGACTGTGGACGAGGATCGCTTCCCCCGCATCAGCGTCAACCTTGCGCACGAGTCCTTCGTCAACGACCCCGCCCTGAAACGGGCCGTCCTCGCACTCCGACAGGGCGACCGCATCCAGATCGAAAACCCGCCCGCATGGCTACCACCCGACACCATCGACCAGTTGATCCTCGGGTTCGAAGAACAGATCACCCACTTCGAGCACCGCATCACGATGGTGTGCGCGCCGGCATCCCCGTACAACTCGATCGGCGTCCTCGATGCTGCCGAGGCGCGGATCGACACGGACGGCTCCGAGTTGGTGTCGGCGGTGTCGTCGTCGGCAACCGCGTTGGTGGTGGCGCCGTCGGCTGGTGAGGTGACGTTGTGGACGACGGCCAGCGGCGACTGGCCGTTCGATGTGCGGGTGGGTGGCGAGGTCGCCTCGGTGACCAGCGTGACGGGCTGGCTGGAGGACACTTTCACCCGCACGGAATCGAGTAGCTGGGGCAGCCCGGACGCGGGCTCGGCGTGGAGCATCGTCGGGGGCGGCCCGGCATCCAACTACTCAGTGAACGGGTCGGCGGGTGTGCACACGCTGACCACGGTGGACACGTCCCGACGCACGGCCGTCACCGCCGTGTCCCCGGATTTTGATCTGTACTGCGACATCACCACCAGCGCACTCGCCACCGGCGCCAGCCTGTACGGAGCCGTGACGGGGCGCATGCAGGACGCCGGAAACATGTACATGGTGCGACTGGAGTTCACGACGGCCAACACGATCATCATGGTGCTCCGGCGGCTGATCGCGGACGTCGGTACAGATCTCGGCACGTACACGGTCGCGGGCGTCACCCACGTCGCCGGAACCTACATCCGCGTCCGGTTCCAGGCGACCGGGAGCGCGTTGAAGGCAAAGGCATGGCTGGCGACTGCGCCGGTTGAACCACCGGAGTGGCATGTCTCGGCTACTGACTCGTCGTTCAGTAGCGCGCACTCGATCGGCACCCGCTCGATCACCGTCACCGGCAATACCAACGTCAACCCCGAGATCCGCTACGACAACTACAACGTCATCAACCCGCAAACCCTGACGGTCACCCGCAGCGTGAACGGCGTCATCAAAGCCCACAGCGCGGGCGCAGACCTGCGCCTCGCAACCCCAACCTATCTCGCCCTGTAAGGAGGCAGCAGTGCCCGAGGCATACCCGACACCAGCGGCCGGACAGCGACTCACAGCGACCCTGCTGCGGTCCATGCAGGCGCAGACCGTACGGAAAACCGCAGACACCGAACGGTCAGCGACGACTACGTACGCCGACGACCCCCACCTCGTGTTCGCAGCCGAAGCAAACGCGGTCTACCAAATGTGGGGATGGATCAAATACTTCGCCGACCCCACCCCCGACATCAAAATCCAATTCTCGGTGCCGTCCGGCTGCCTCGGCGAATGGGCGTGGAACATGCCCGGCTCCGGCACCCTCACCACCGGCACCGTGGGCTACTCCATCCGCACCGAAACCAACGACGTCAGCAGTGGCCGGACCGGATACGGCACATCCGACAGCACCCACATGACCCCCATGGGCGGCACATTCCGCATGTCGTCGACCGCGGGAAACATCGCGTTGCAGTGGGCCCAGAACACCAGCAATGCGACCGCGACAACGCTCTACACCGACTCCTTTCTGATCTTCCTACGGATTGCCTGAGGCCCCAATGCCCACCGTGACCCACCGCTACGAATCAGCGCAGTACACCGGCGACTCCGCGGCCATCCTCGCGTTCCTCGACGGCGCCACCTACACGATCTCCTCCGAAACCCCGGAACGGCTGGTCCTCTTGGACGGAGAAGGCACCCCGAAGATCATCCCGCTCAACGGGTGGGTGATACGGAGCTGGAGCCACGAACTCGCCTGGCAAGGCACCAACGCCGCCTACCTGGCGCAATGGGCGGCCCTGTCGTGACCGTCCACGTCTGCTCCCTCATCACCGGCGAACCGCAGACCATCCCGGCCGGCGGCTACCACATCGTCCGCTTCCCGTTCGGCGGGGAGTCCGCTGACGGGCACGGCATGCACGAGCCGGTACAGCCCGACGGGCGGACCGTCACCGACTGGCGAACCGATGACCGGTCGGGGCTGATCTGGCCGACCGTCTCCGGGTGGGGTGTGCTGACGGCGAACGTCCACTGGGAGCCGGGCGGCTACAGCGAGCTGCGGGACCGTTTCGTCAGGGACCCGCTGGGTGCGGCCCCGGACTCGACGGCTACTGATCACCGGCCGCCGTCGCCGGGGATGCAGTGCTTCACCAAGCAGCATCAGATCTTCGTGCATCCGGGGGTGCCGCTGGCGTTCCTCGTCAGCCACAACGACAGCGTGCCGCGCAAGATCACGCACGCCCAGTTCAAGCTCGCGATCCACCCCACACAAGAGGAGGCCTGATCATGGCCCCACCGATGACCGCCATCCAGTTCCTCCAGGCCCTCCTCGACGAAGGCGTCCACGTCGTCGAAGTCGGGGCGTGGGAGGCCCACAACCGCAACCACATGGGCCCCTGGGGGCCTGTGCACGGCGTGATGATCCACCACACCGTCACCTCCGGGTCAGCGCACACGGTGGAACTCTGCCGCAAGGGCTACACGGGTCTGCCCGGCCCTCTCTGCCACGGCGTCATCACCAAGGACGGCAAAGTCCACCTGGTCGGCTACGGACGAGCGAACCACGCCGGCCTCGGCGACCCGGACGTGCTGGCCGCGGTGCGCGCCGAGTCG